CAACAAGAGTTACCTGAAAGAAAAATACAGAGTGTTATTGATGGACAACAAAGTAAGGTTGAAAATTACGAAGTGTTTAAAGCCTTAAATGATAAATGGATTTCTGGTGGTGATTTTACAAACAAGACATTATTTGAAGACTTTTTATTCTTAGATAGAGCATCGAGAAATGTTGGAGACGTTCTTCTTATTGATGTATTTGATTTAAAAAATACTTTAAAGGCTAGTTCCATTAATATGGAAATGAGTGTGTTCACATTTCTTAGTGGAATATTAATTAAAAACAAATTTAATGTAATGCCATTACCAGCGTATGTTAACTTTTATAATGTACAAGATGCCGATGGAACCACAATATCACAAAGTGCTGAAGGGTCTTTACAGTTTGCTGATAATATGTGGGGAACGTTTTTGGATGTGGACTACAGAAAATCAGGACCAAAAATGATTTGTTTCTATGCTGGTTTACCATCAAATTATTTAGACTTACCAAAGGGAAATTCTCGATATAGAAATGATGCCTTTGATTTAAGACGAGCATCAGAAAATCCATTAATTGAAAATCAAGTTGGAAAAAAAGATTGGGCGTTATCTAATAAATGTGTTGGGTTTAATGTTGATATTGGAACAAGAAATCAGAATGTGTTTTACTCGTTTAGTGTTTCTATGGATAGTGGTAAAGCAACTTCGGAGACAATTCAAACACAATTAAACATGGTAAACCAAGCAAATGGTAAAAATGTTGCAACCCAAAACGTTGGTTTGTATAATTTATACAAACAAAGAAGTTATAAATGTGATATTATTTGTTTGGGAAATGCATTATTACAACCTACAATGTATTTTAACCTTAGACATGTTCCAATGTTTAATGGTCCTTATTTAATTACTGAAGTTAATCACACAATAACTGCTGGTGAATTTCAAACTAATTTTTCTGGTGTTAGACAAGGAATTTATGATTTACCGTCAATAGATAATTTCTTACAAAGTGTTAATCAAAATCTTTTAACTCAGATTGAAACTGTAATTCTTGCCAATAAAGATAATGTTACTGATAAACCAATCACCAATATTAATAAAACGGCACAATTAACTCAATTAGGTGATAATGTTGGCGCGGCAACAAATACATGTACTAATAATTTAAATACCAATTATAGTACTTGGGGAAATTTTGTCGAATCTGTTACAATAGGTTTAACACCTACACAACTTTCCGATGCTATTAAAGCTAAAACAACTAGTACTGAAATACAAACTAGTATCTACTTGTTATGTTATGTTCTAACATTTAATAAAGATAGTTTTTATGGTTATAATAATAATTTTGCATCAGTTGTTTTGAATACTTATTGGGGGGAAAGTACAAAATATTTTATACAAAAACAAGCATCGTGTGTTAAACTTCCAAACTCATTGGGGGCTCCTACATCACAACCTATTGCCAATTTTGAAACCCTTGATAAATTCTTAGATTTTATGGTTGCAAGATTAACACCAAATATTAGAAGAATATATTATGGTGATAATGGTAACGCTCCGTTAGGTCTTTTGAAATATTATGTATGTTATTGGAAACCACCAAGTGATGGAATTCCAAACATACCCGAATCTTATTTTGACGCGAATCAAAATGAATTTAACACATTAAAAAGTACTTTTGATAAAGCTTATAAGTCGGCAGCACAAGTTGGATTAGATTTTGAATCTGCTAGAAAGGCGAATAAGAGTCAAGCTCAACAAATTGCGGACGGAGTTACGGGAGCAACTAATAATCTTAACACAACAAAACTTCCACCTCCAACATGTCTTCCACCGACAATTGTATCTTTCTCACCATTAACAGGTGTTACTAATACAATATTGAATATTACAGGAACTCATTTAGAAAGTATAACTGCGGTGACAATAAATAACGTTAAAACTACAACAGGAATAACTATTAATAGTAGTGTTAATATTGTTGTGTTAGTACCATTTAGTAATGCAACAGTACCACCATTTGTTTCACCAATGCCACAAAATAATATAATTGTTGTTAGTGGACCATATGGTAGTGGAGCAAGTTCAACAACATTTACTTATAATCCTTCACAAACAACTGCGGCACCACCAATAACAATTCCTGGCGCACCACCTAATGTTAATACTCAACCACAACAAACGGGACCAATTGTTTTGACAGGAAAAACTACAAGTAATCTTAATGGAAGTAATGAAACACTTACTGTTGGTATAAATCCTGCTGCGGGTAATTGGGAAATTCTTTCTCAATTTAACAGTTGGCAATATAAAATTGTCAAACGTGTTTTAGGACCAAATAATGTTGTTGTTGAAGAAGTGTTAGATGAAGGAACTGTTGAGCAAGAATTCCGAGTAAATGTGAGTGCGAATAAACAAAGATTCTTCTTGAGTGATATTGGTTTGATAGCAGGAATAAAGGCAAATACTGGTTTAACAGATAAACAAATTGCAAGTGCGTCTGTTATTTATAACAAATTTGAGTTTGTTGCTTCGTCACCTGACAAATTTGTTAAATGGAGAACAACTAGAAATCCTGACGATGTGATTGACGATGTATATCAATCATTTACAATGCTATTAAAGTTCCGTTAATTTATTAACCTAATCATATATTTATATAGAAACATAATTATGGATATTAAATCAGCATTAGACAACTATCTTGGTAAATCTACAAGAATTTCTCAAGAAGATAACGGTGACGGAACTAAACAAGTTTGCGACTTAGATACAGGTGATTGTTATACTGTAAGAGAAAGAGACGGTCTTATTGAAAGAGCCGGCCACCAAACAACTGCTAACAGAAGAGTTAGAGTTGAAACTGCTAACGGTGTTAAACAATTATTAAATGGTTAATAACATGAACATAGATAAAAAAATATTAAGTGAAATTCAAAGATACAATAGTATCAACAAATATATAATGGAACAGGCGGCAGAACCTGCACCTGACGACTTAGGAGCTTTGGCACCTGAAGCGGGAGCGACACCTCCACCACCACCCGCAGAAGCAGGAGCGGTTCCACCACCACCTCCAACAGGAGAAGCAACACCAATTGATGTTGATGCTGACCCCGATGTTGAAAAAATTGATGACGATGGAAAATCTGATGAAGATAAAGACGAAAGTGAAGATAGTGAAGAACTTGATATCACTGACTTGGTTACCACTCAAAAAGATACTCAATCAAAACAAGATGAATACTTTGAAAACTTATTTGGACAATTAGGTAAATTGGAATCAAGATTAGGTGAGATGGATGCAATCATGAACAAGTTAAATGCTCTTGAAAACAAAATTGAGAAATACAGAGAAAAGACCCCACAAGAAAGATTGGAGTTAAGAAGTTACGACTCATACCCATTCAACCAAAAATTATCACAATTCTTCGATGATAAGTCAGAAGAGATGGAAAAGACGGGAAAAAATGATTATGTTTTAACACCTGATGACGTGACCGACATCAATGTTAATGATATTAAGAATTCTTTCCAAAACAAATCCAATGGATTTGAAGACGAGTTCAAATACAAATAACAAACACAATAATAAAATCGAAGGTCACTCAAAAGGTGACCTTTTTTTATTTGACAAATCGATAAAACTATACTATAATTGTAAAACAAATTAAACTTAATATATAAAAAACATGATGAGTTCATTAGACGCCGTATTGGCACAGTACGAAAAAGCACAACAAGGGGGCGGGGCCCAAAGCAAAATGTCGCAAGACGAAAGAATGAAAAAGTATTTCGCTTGTATCCTTCTCGACAAAGAGAAATCAGGACAACGTAGAGTACGTATCCTACCTACACCAGATGGTTCTTCACCATTCAAAGAAGCGTGGTACCACGAAATTCAAGTTGGTGGACAGTGGAACAAATTCTTTGACCCAGGAAAAAATGATAACGAACGTTCACCTTTGAATGAGGTTTACGAAGAGTTGATGTCTACGGGTAAAGAATCAGACAAAGAATTGGCAAAACAATACAAGTCTCGTAAGTTTTACATCGTTAAAGTTATCGACCGTGATAACGAAGCTGATGGTGTTAAATTTTGGAGATTTAAACACAACTATAAGAATGATGGTATCTTGGATAAAATCATTCCGATTTGGAGAAACAAAGGTGATATCACTGACCCTGAAAAAGGACGTGACCTTATTATTGAATTATCTAAATCTAAAACACCTGCAGGTAAAGAGTACACAAGTATCTCTACAATCATGTACGATGACCCAGCTCCTGTTCACGAAGATAAGGCACAAGCTAACGCTTGGATTAATGACGAGATGACTTGGTTGGATGTATATTCTAAAAAACCTGTTGATTATCTTGAAGCAATTGCTCGTGGAGAAACTCCAAAATGGGATAGTGATAAGGGTGGATATGTGTATTTAAACGATACTGAATCGACTACATCTATTGGTGGTAAAACAGCACCAATCGTTGACCCACAGGCTAACGACGAGGTTGACACTGAATTACCATTCTAATTAAACTGAGCTTGGACACTTACTTAGACATAGTGTCCAAGCTCTTTTCTTTTATAAAAAAAATAACACATGGAAAACAGAATAGGAAAAAGAATGTTTGAATCTCTTGTATTGAAATATGAGAGTGAAGTTGCTGAAGCTGAGGCAACATTAATGGTCTATATGGAGAACGCAGTAGGAATTGGAGAACACCCACAACATTTTGAAGAAATGGATAACTTTGTTGAAAAACTTACAAATGCTTCAGATAAACTTATTGCCCTAAAAGAATTTTATTCAAGACATTATGGCAATTAAGAAGAACGATTTTAGTTCAGTAAAGAAAAAATTCTCTACTTCGGCTAAGTACAAACCACAAAGATTTTTTGATTTAGGTTCTGACTTCTTGGATGCGGTTGGACTACCAGGTCCTGCAATTGGACACTTAAATATGTTCTTGGGTCACTCTGACACAGGAAAAACAACTGCGTTAGTTAAAGCTGCCGTTGATGCCCAAAAGAAAGGTATTCTACCTGTGTTCATTATTACCGAACAAAAATGGTCTTTTGAACACGCAAAACTTATGGGTTTTGAATGTGAAGAAGTTGTTGATGAAGAATCAGGAGAAGTTGATTGGGACGGATTTTACATCTTTAACAATAACTTTAACTACATTGAACAAATTACTGACTACATTAATAGTTTGTTAGACGCACAAGAAAAAGGTGAATTAGATTATAGTTTATTGTTCTTGTGGGATTCAGTTGGTTCAGTTCCTTGTAAGATGACATTTGACGGTAAAGGTGGTAAACAACACAACGCATCTGTATTGGCAGATAAGATTGGTATGGGTATCAACCAACGTATTTCAGGTTCACGTAAATCTGATTCAAAATATGAAAACACATTGGTTATTGTAAACCAACCTTGGGTTGAATTACCTGACAATCCATTTGGTCAACCAAAGATTAAAGCAAAAGGTGGTGAGGCTATTTGGTTGAACTCATCTTTAGTATTCTTATTTGGTAATCAAAAAGGTGCGGGAACAAACAAGATTACTGCAACAAAAGACAAAAGAAGTGTTAAGTTTGCAATCAGAACAAAAGTATCTGTAATGAAAAATCACATCAATGGATTGGGTTATGAAGATGGAAAGATTATTGTGACACCACACGGGTTCTTGGCAGGTAAAGAAGCGGCTGAAGAGAAGGTTTCGATTGAAAACTACAAGAAAGAATATGCAGAATATTGGAAAGATATTCTTGGGGTTAGTTCAATTGATTTTGAACTGAAAGAAGAGAAGGAAGATTGAGTTATTGTTTCACCATTTAAATCACAAATGTGATTAAGACATTATTAGTAGACGGAGATAATTTATTTAAGATAGGATTCCACGGAGCAAAAGACGTGTTTAACGACGGAGCTCATGTGGGCGGAGTATTTCACTTTGTGAGTGTACTCCGCAAATTCCTTGACGAACACAACCATGATAGAGTTGTTGTGTTTTGGGATGGTGATTCTAATTCATCCATCAGAAAATCGATATACCCCCAATATAAAGCAAACAGACGACAAGACGATATGAATGAATACAAGTACGAATCGTATTTGTATCAGAAGTCTCGAATCAAACAATATCTTGAGGAGATATTTGTAAGACAAGTTGAGATGCACGACAATGAAGCTGATGACCTCATCGCTTATTATTGTAAGATATCTAAAGACGAGAAGATTATCATTTTTTCCGCAGACAAGGACCTTACACAGCTTATCTCTGAACATGTGACAATCTATTCACCAATCACAAAACAGTACTTTAAAAACGGAGATATGATATCTTTGAACAAGGTAGACATACCTCACTACAATGTAT